GGAACCCAGACCGTTCTGTCTATTCGACGAAACTGGGAAGAGTCAGACCGCCGAAAACTCAAGCGACAGCACTTCGTTCAGTACACTTACATCCCTGGCTTTGGTGCTTATGGCCTTGGTTTCATTCATATTATTGGTGGCTATGCTCGTGCTGGGACCGCGATTATTCGCCAACTGGTAGACGCGGGAACGCTGTCTAACCTCCCCGGAGGTCTGAAGACCCGGGGTCTGCGAGTCAAAGGCGACGACACACCAATCGCCCCGGGTGAGTTCCGAGATGTAGACATCCCCTCTGGTGCGCTGCGTGACAACATCATGCCGCTGCCGTACAAGGAGCCGAGCCAAGTTCTGTCGGCACTACTTGAGAAGATCACCGATGAAGGCCGTCGCCTAGCGGCCATTGCTGATCTCAAATTCAGCGACATGTCGGCCCAGGCTCCCGTTGGAACGACGCTGGCTTTGCTTGAGCGCCAACTCAAGACGATGTCTGCTGTTCAGGCTCGCGTGCATGCAAGCCTGAAGATGGAGTTCAAACTTCTCAAGCAGATCATCCGGGACTACATGCCGCCGGATTACTCCTACGTCCCCGTGGGAGGAAACCGCGCCGCAAAACAAGAGGACTACGATCTTGTTGAGGTAATCCCGGTCTCTGATCCCAACGCCTCCACGATGGCGCAGCGGATCATGCAGTACCAAGCCGCTCTCCAGTTGGCTCAAGGTGCTCCTCAAATCTATGACCTGCCCAACCTGCACCGGCAGATGTTGGAAGTTCTTGGTATCAAGAATGCCGAGAAGTTGGTTCCGATTGAGGAAGACCAAAAGCCACGCGATCCGGTGTCGGAGAACATGTCGTTCTTGACTGGCAAACCGACCAAGGCATTCATCTACCAAGATCATCAGGCGCACATCGCTACTCACATGGCGCTGATGCAAGACCCGATGGTGGCTCAGATGATCGGTCAGTCTCCGATGGCCCAACAGATGGGCGCAGCCATCATGGCTCACATCGCAGAGCACATGGCCTTTGCGTACCGTCAACAGGTTGAAGAACAGTTGGGCGTGCCGCTTACTCCGCCCGATGCTGAACTGGATGAGCAGACAGAGGTGCAAATCTCCCGTCTGGTTGCTCAGGCCGCACAGCAACTGCTTCAGTCCAACATGGGCAAGGCTCAACAAGCCCAGGCTCAAGAGATGGCGCAGAACCCGATGCTGCAAATGCAGCAGGCAGAACTGCAACTGCGCGCTCAAGAACTGCAACGCAAAGAGCAGGACAGCCAGCGCGACTTTGCTATTGCCCAGGAAAAGATTCGTCTTGAGCGTGAGCGCATTGCAATCGAAACCCAGAAAGAGCAAGCCCGCCTTGCTGCTCAATCACAGCAGAACGACAAGAAACTTCGCGCCGAGATGATCAAGACGGTGATGAAGCCCCGCCCGAAGCCGGGCATGCCTAAACAGTGAGGTTCTAAATGGCGACCACTGCGTTTTCCGTGGTATTAAAAGACATTGAGGAGACTCGGGAATCCATCGCCCGAGCCCTTATAGATGGTGGTGCTCGGGACTATGCCGAGTACCGCAGTATGTGTGGTGAGGTCCGGGGTCTCTCAACCGCACACATGTTTATCACCGACCTCGTGCGAAAGATGGAGAAAAACGAAGATGAGTGAAATCCTCCTTAGTACCGGAGAAGACGCCGTGCCGACCACCCTGCCCGAAACGGCAGAGGAGAAGGCCAAGCAACTTCCCGATCCTTCCACCTACCACCTGCTCTGTGCGCTACCAGAGATTAAAAGGGAGTATGAGAGCGGGATCGTCAAGTCAGGGCAGACCATGCACTTTGAAGAAGTCATGTCCCCTGTACTGTATGTGATGAAGATGGGGCCGGACGCCTACGGCGACAAAACCCGCTTCCCAAGCGGCCCGTCGTGCAAGCCTGGGGACTTCGTTCTGGTGCGCCCCAACACGGGCACCCGCGTAAAGATTCACGGACGGGAGTTCCGCATCATCAACGACGACAGCGTGGAAGCCGTGGTGCAAGACCCGCGCGGCATCTCTCGCGCTTAAAGGAGGATCACATGCCGCTTGATCAAGAAGCATTTAAGTTCCCCGACGAAAAGGCCGAGGAAAAGAAACAAGACGAGATTCAGTTTGAAGTCGAGGGCGAAGGCGAGCCCGAGATTGAAGTGGTTGACGATACCCCTCCAGAGGATCGTGACCGCGCCCCCATGAAAGAGCCTCCCTCAGAGGTAACGGATGACGAACTGGCCCAGTATTCAGACGGGGTCAAGAAGCGCATCCAACATTTCTCTAAGGGTTATCACGAAGAGCGCCGGGCAAAAGAGGCTGCTTTTCGTGAGCGGGAAGAGGCTGTGCGCCTTGCCCAGCAACTCATGGAGGAGAACAAGAAACTCCAGAGTTCCCAGGGTCAGACCCAGCAGGTATTGCTTGAGCAGGCCAAAAAGGTTGTTGAGAGCGAACTTGCCGAAGCCAAACGGAAGTTCAAAGAAGCCTTTGATTCAGGGGATTCGGAAGGAATTGTTGAAGCCCAAGAGGCTTTGACTGCTGCAAAGATACGAGCAGACCGGGTCAATAATTTCAAACCGGCCCCTGTTCAAGCCGAAAAACCTGTGGTACAACCCGCACCACAACCTGTTCAACAAGAGCCGATTGTCCTGGACCCAAAGTCCGCTGCGTGGAGAGAATCCAATCCGTGGTTTGGGGCGAATGATGAGATGACGGCTGTTGCTCTGACATTGCATCGAAAACTTGTGGAAAGTGGGGTCAAACTAGCAAGCGATGAGTATTACGACCGCATCGATCAACGTATGCGGCAAGTCTTCCCGGATGCGTTCATCTCTGAGAAGCCTGTAAAAAAATCACCTGTAGTTGCCCCTGCGAACCGAAGCACAGCGCCCAAAAAGATCGTGCTGACCAAGTCCCAAGTGAACATCGCCAAGCGGCTCGGACTGACGAATGAGCAGTACGCCCGTGCGGTTGCGGAAGAAATGAGGAAACAAAATGGCTGAACGTACCCCCCGTGAATTGGATACCCGAGCAAAAATGGAGCGCCCCAAGCAGTGGATGCTTCCTGAACTGCTGCCGAGCCCCAACCCCGAGGACGGCTACGAGTTCCGTTGGATTCGAATCAGTACCCTAGGTACTGCTGATCCAGGCCATGTTTCCGCAAAACTCCGCGAAGGTTGGGAGCCTGTAAAAGCCTCTGAGCATCCCGAAATCCAGATCATGGCAACTGGGGACAAGCCCCGGTTCCCAGATAGCATCGAGATTGGTGGACTCTTGCTTTGCAAAACACCCAAAGAGTTTGTCGAACAACGCAACTCGTACTATCAGCGTCAAACTGATGGGCAGATGCAGTCGGTCGACAACGCCTTCATGCGCGAGAACGATCCCCGGATGCCCGTCTTCAAGGAGCGGCGCTCTGAGGTGAAGTTCGGACGCGGTTAAATCATCTTAGGAGTCCAACATGGCTTACCCCTCTGTTGACGCCGCATATGGTTTCAAGCCGATCAATGAACTGAACGGCCTACCCTATGCTGGTGCAATCCGCCAGATTCCGATTGCTCGGAACTATGGCACCGCCATTTTCAATGGCGACCTCGTTGAACTGATTGCCAACGGCACTGTTGTGCTGACCGGCATGTCCACGTCCACCACGACCACGGCTCGTCCCGGTCAGGTTGGTATCTTCGTGGGCTGCTCGTACACCAACCCCTCGACGGGTCAGAAGTTGTTTGCCCAGTATTACCCCGGTAATATCCTGGCTAACGACATCGTGGCCTACGTGGTGGATGATGACCGCGCAGTGTTCAAGGCAGTGATGATTGGTCAGCCCTCCGGCGGACTGAGCAACACCGCTACCACCGTTGGCTTTGCTACGCAGGCTTTCGTTGGCAACAACGTGTACTGCGTGACGGGCACCGCCGGTAGCACCACCACGGGTAACTCCGCGATGGGTGTGTCGGGCGACCAGCCGAGCAACGGCACCGGTAACGTGACTGTTGCCACTGGCCTGCCCTTCCGTGTTGTGGGCGTTGTGCCTGAGACTGCTGTGACCCTGTCGGGCACCGGCAGCACCTCTGGCTCCTCGACCACGGTGACGCTGACCGCCGCTGTGACTGGCCTGCAAGCCGGTATGCAGTTGATCTGCGCCACGGGCACTGGCTCTCTGGCCGGTAACTTCATCACGGTGACGAACGTGAACACGACGACCC